ATCTTAAGGCGCATGGATTCAATTTCTTCTGTATTTAGTAAAGGTAAAACTTGGACTGCTTTTTGGTAGCTGTAATCAAAGTATTGTTTTACTACTTCAATTGCATCGCTAGTTTGTGGCTTACCCCACTTTGTGAATCGTTTGCGTTTACGAATAACGTTTTTATAAAAATCGAATTGCAATCGGTTATCAGCATGGTGATTAGCGTTTATTTCGTTAGCGAGTAATACGGTATCTTGAAAATAGGATAGAGTGCGGTTAACAACGAAGGGCACATACTCCTTCTCGTTGTCTTCGTTCATCACATCCTGCTTTGTTGTGTTGATTGCATTAAGAAAATCAAAAGGTGTCATTAGTGTAGTGTTCCGGAATAAGGCTTTAAACAAAGTAGGTCTTCAACATCCTTGTGTAGAGGATAAGTGAAGTCCTCAGAGAAATATTCTTGTATCATAGTGAGATCCCGGATCGAAAAGGACGTTAGATGCAAAGTGGCCACGTCTTGAATATCCTTTATCATTAGCGTAATCTTACCTTGAAGCTCTTGTGCTTCATCACTATCGTACCCGTAGTACTCTTCCCATTGCATTACTTAAACTCCACCGACGACATTATCTCCGTAAAGCACGCAACCATATTTAGCTCGGTGTCTGCAACGAAGGCTTGTTTATACTGGTAATTGGCGAGTATAAGCACGAGCTGTGGGATGCTAGCTGGTTGCACTCTTTCACTCATGGAATCGTATATACCGCGGAATATTCCGGCAGTATCGATATCTACATTATCGACTACCCATTGTCGCATTTTGTTAAACTGTTTAGTCTTTAGATGATCGAACAATTGGTTAAACTGTTGATCCGCTTGCTTACTAGCCCCAGACAAATCAAGGACGCCGTTGGACGTGTGTCTTTGCAGTTCATTAAGTACGCGTCTCCAATCAGGGGCATGACGCATGATCAGCTGAGCTATAGCTTCAGTAGTAGGTTTGTCTACTGACACCCCTTCTTGTTCCAATATTGACTTGACCCGAAGAAAGAACCCCTGACATAACTGTACCATGTCCTGTTTTGTGGTATTAAACTCGTATACACTACATCGTGAATGTAATGGTTCGATAATCTTATTCTTGTAGTTACAAGTTAGAATGAATCTGCAGTTATCGGAGAACTCTTCTATGAAGCCACGGAGAGCTGGTTGTGTGGACTGGGCATTAAGATAATCAGCCTCATCGAGGATAACAACTTTTAGATCCCCTCCAAGAGATACTGTGGAGGCGAAGTGTTTGATCTTACCTCGTAAGGTATCGATGTTACCTTGCTCAGATCCATTAATCAGGATGTGGTCAAAATTGAGATCGTTGCATATAGCTTTAGCTACTGTCGTCTTACCAACACCAGCTGTGCCAGTAAACAACATATTAGGAATTTCACCGCTTTGTTCGAATTGTTGTAAAGTGGTCTTGAGAGCGTTAGGAAGGATTACATCTTCCAGTTTACTAGGACGGTACTTCTCTACCCATAAAGCATTTCTGGACATCAAACAACTCCATAATATAAAATAAGATGCGGGGCACTATACAGTAACCCCGCTTGTCAACCAACTGTTATTCAGAAGAGCTTTGTGATTGGAACGCTTCACATTGCTGTACAGCTTGTATAGACTGATCACGCAGTTGTCCAATGGTGGAAAGTTCTTCTCCTCGGAATGCACCACGCTGCACCATCGTGTCAATTACAGCCACAACACTACGAGCAATACGATTAGTCAAATCGTAAAACTGTGAAACTTCTTCATAATCTAATTTGTTGTCAGACATCATTTATTCTCCGTAACTCGAGTTTTTTTCAAGGGCAATCCAATACTTAGTCTCTGATTGCTTATGTGTAAACTGCGAAATCAATTTACTGGAGACTTCGACGTCGTAATCTCCAGATATCAATCGCAGGTTGTTAATGTTGATAACGAATTCGAACGGGACGTCCGGATATTCTCCATCAACATCAATGGTGTAGACATTAGATGTTGCATCATCAGTATCTACAACACTGATACTTATTACCCCACTATTGGGCTTAATACTAATCTTACTATGACCAAGGGTACTTGCTGCCCGCTTGATACTATTGATAACGTCATTAGTAAGAGTAAACGTGACTTCTGTTTCTGGCATCTTTATATCTCGCGTAGGAGCAGTTAGATGATCCGGATCGCTATAGAAGTATTTAATCTTACTACGGTTGCTCTGGTCACTAACTACGACGTGGGTTTCATCAAACGTAAGTCTGGGACCAGAAACAAGAGAGAGTACTCCAAGAAATTCATTGAGGTCGTATATTCCGAACGTGGTGGGAAACTGTTCGGTGATAGTAGACCTTGCAACTAGGTTACGAGCTTCACTGATAGTGGATAGCTCATTTCCCTGCTTGATCACGATATTAGAGTTGATCTGGGCAAAGTTCTTGAGAGTTTGGATTGTAGCGTCAGAAAGTTCCATAATATTAGTCTTCATCCTTTGTTAACCAAATTTGTAAACACATTCTCAATCTGTTACCTATCACAGGTAGAGTTCTATGATGCGTATCGTTAATATGTACACCCATATTGTATTGAGGAGTGATCCTCTTAACATGATCGAGGTTTTGTGTATTATCCCCTTCTAAGTACAAAAAGTCACCTCCATATTCATATAACCAAGTTTTATTGAGATATACTGTTAGAGCGCTTGAACGCGATTCTGTCTTATCGTTATGCCACTCTATGTTAGCATTACGGGTCCATACATGATATAAAATATTGGTAGGCTTTTCACCTGGACACAATTGACGCACTTGATCGTGTATCTGACTGTGTAACTCTAAATCGGAGTATTTAAGATCATGTATTAATATTACACTCTGCATACGATCATTTGTGTAGTTATTTTTTTGCCACGAATAATTAGTATGCCATGTTGGTTGTTGCACGCCAAGCAAATCAACACAATGTTTAGATGCTCTGTCGATTAACTCTGAATCGAACACATCGGGTAAAACACGGACACTTTTCGTCATATGACCACACTAAAATTACGTTCTTTTATGAACTCAAGTTTATTGTCGAACTTACCTTCAAGGATATCCCCTTTGTGGGATATCACAAACACATTAGTATCCTCTCCTAGAGTGTGAAGGATCTTCAATAGGTTTTCAACTCCATCCTGATCAAGAGAGGAATCAAACGTTTCATCTAGCACTAACAAGTTAGTTGCCACGCTGTTCTTCATTTTAGCTATCTGCCTCCATGTGAAAAGAAGAGCAAGGTCTATTCGTTGCTTCTCTCCTTCACTAAACGAAGCATAGCTGAATGTGTCCCTATGTCGCGACTTTATTGTTTCTGTAAAACTTTCGTCCAGATCAAAGTGCACATAAAAATCCAATACTTGTAGATATTGGTTAACAAGTTGGTTGATTACCGGTAGATACTGTTTAATGATTTTAGTTTTTATCCCCGTATCTTTCAACAATTCTCCTACGACAATATTGTACCGTTGCTGCTCCGCTATGGAGTGTTTCGTGGATATGTTGTCGTTCAGTTCCTGTACAGCCTGTTGTAATTCGTTCTCAGCGGCGACCATATCTCCGGTAGTGTTATCAGATATCTGGGACTGTAAACTCGTAATCTGACTCTGCAGAGAGGATATCTCACGGTTATTGGAGCTTATCTCACTTTCTATTTCAATCACACGGTTCAGATGTTGCTGTACTTCTGTCATCAACTCTTGTCTAGCTTGTTCAATCTGCTGGGTGACTTGCGTGATTGCTATATTAAGTTCGCTAGCTTTTTCTTTAGCTTGGTCCCGTTTAACCTCACGTATATTGTCAGCAATTTCTTGTTCACAAGTAGGGCACGTGTCATTATCGTCATAGAATTTGCAGTGTTTAACGAGCTCTTTGATTTTGTGATCAAAGGTCTGTTTGTAAGAAGTAAGGCTGTTTATTTTAGTATTGAGGGCTTGCTGGGAGTTCAACAACTCCTGTTTGCTAGTCACCTGCTCATTGAGGATCACATTTTGTTTCTGCAAGTTGTCGATTGATTGATTGCACTGATCAATCAATTCTTGCTTCTCTTTACGGTGCTCTTCATTAAGCAATGCAATGTCATTGATATATTTACGTTGGGCTTCAATCTTATTTTGATTGAGAGATATAGTATACTCCATGTCAGACATCTGCTGTTTTAGAAGCTGATTCTGTTCTTTAAGAATAACATTCATACTACTGAATACACCAATATCCAATAGATCCTCAATCACATCTCGTCTATGGTTATTACTCAATTGCATGAACGGAATAAAAGAAGACGATCCCAGCACCACTATCTGATGGAATGATTTATGGTTGAGTTTGATGATATTATTTTCAAG